GTTTCAATATTTTTACTTAATTTAGTTGGTTTACGACCACGTTTTTTTCCTTTAAAATCATCCCCATCATATCCCATACTGAGTAATGTTATTTGCTTACTCATTCGTTTAAGAAATTCTTCTCTATGGATTGGGTATTGTATATCTAGTTCACGCATTAGTGTTTATTTATAGGGGTGAGCGATTACCCACCCCATAATTAAATTTACTTAGTTGTGACATTTAACATAGTTCCACCAGAACCAGTCATTACATCTGGCAATTTACCATTCCAACGACATGCCTTAACATATTCAATATATGCTGACGTAACTACTTGTTGTTTTAGTCTTATTGCCGCTGCTTCACCGGCCGCGGTAATAACTGCAGATGCTGAGTCACCTCTAGCATTCGCTATTTTCTTATTAGCTTCAGCTACTGACATTTGTAATTGCATTATAGATGTTTCAGCATCCTGTTTAGCTTTTACTTTAGCATTAATAGAAGCAGCTAAATTATTGTCTGTCGGTCTTGGTTGAGATGTAATATTAAACCCATCTACAATAAACCCATCTATACCTAGTTTCTTAGTGATATTACTAGCTACTTCATGTTCATAAGCTGGTAGATTGGTTAATATACTGTCTACTGTAATATGACCTGATACATCTTGCATACATCCCCTAACAATGTTCTTAATATACTGGTTTGTAATACTTTCAAGGTCATCATTCCTCCATTTAAGGTAAATATGAGACGCTTTAGTCGCATCTACATGATAATTTAACCCAACATCAACTCTAAACCCAGCACCACCTTGACAAGCAATGGTAATAGCGTTCATACCTTCTTGTCCTTCTTTAGAGTCGGTCCAAACTTCATGCTGCATGATTGTAGGAATAGTAACAACATAATTAAACCCAGGTGTATAAAATTGCCACCCTGTTAGTAGTGGTAAACTATCAATACCCCTATAGTTTCCTGAATTACTAATTTTGAATCCAGCCTCAGTTGGGCTAATTCGTTCACAAGATTGCATTACGCTCAGAGACAATGCGAGAGCTAGCATGTAAGATAACCTTTTCATGTTTTATTGTTTTATTTTTTTCTTATAACGATTATATATAAATTCTCCTGTTCCTAATATCACTGCTGTATTGAGCAAAATACCGACTATAAAGGCAATGGTACTCGGTTGGTTCATTAACCAAAATCCTAACTCAATTATAGCCAATAATGCAAATACTATTACTATTGTTACAACTATTCTTATTGTGTGTTTCATATTTTATTTATTTTTGCTTCGTTATTTGAATTAAATATAAGATACTCTTTTGAGGTAGCCAAACAATCCGTGAAAAAATATCTTCCACCAGTTGATTTTCCTTTAACATCCATTTTATCAATTTGTGTATGGCCAACTACTTGTCTTATTTTTTTACGTAATGTGTTATAGTTAGCTGCTTTTAAGGAACGAGGTCGAATCCAAATCGGTGTTTGGTAAACATCATCACCATATGGATCTAAACCTCTAAACTTAAATCTACCTGGTTGATACACAAATAAATCATTTAACTGGTCTGCTACTGTCTCTACACTCCATCCATCTTTAAATATATTATCCATGAATATGCTACTAACACCAGCATGTGTACATAATATATCTCCGAATTTATATGCTATTTGTAAGTGATTCCTATTCTCGTTTATCACATGTTCGATACTAAATCTAGCTCCTGATTGGTAGCCTGAGTATTGTTGGTTTCCGATTTCGGGGAAGTAATGGTAGTCATGATTACCTATTAGTAGTATTACTTCTTTACCACTATTTACCTTATACTCGATTATATCCTTAAAATTTTGGATTTGAAGTACAGCAGGCATGTCCCATGCATCAAAGTAATCACCGATGAATATAACTCGATCCGGATTTTCTTTCTCCACTATTTGCTTCCAAATATTATTACCGTGAATATCACCAAGTATAAGTGTACTATTCATTTCCAAATTCATCTTTAAGTTTGAGATATGTATTGTATCTAAGTTTTTTTGCTGTTTCAAGGAAAAATTTATATTCTTTAAGATCATTCATTCTAGCTACATATTCGTCATCTGTTTCCTCGACCATGCGTGTTATATGTATTGCGTAATGTTCAGGGCATTGTTCATTTGAAGTTATAAAAGGTTCAACATAACAACATACAATGATGTCATCATCTTCAAATTCAATGTGTTTAATGTCTTTCCATTTAATTTGGTTGATTTGAATATCACTGAATATTCTTTTTTCTTTAAGTATCTTTTCCATGTTATTTGTTTTTAAATTGTTTTTTCAGCTACATCATATTTAGTTTCTGGATAGAATTCAATACAATACACTCTAAACTTGTCTATGTATGTTTCACCATTCCAATCATTACCATTCTTACAACATTCATATTCATAATAACCTTCATAATCATCTGGATACTTTGTACTGTATGGAGTAAATCCTAAACATTTACCTGAATTCTTTTCACCTGCTCCACAATAGTCATCTAGTGCTAATTTTAAATTATCAAATGAATCAGCTGATATAATTGGAAATCTATCTTCATAATCACAAGCAAGATATGTTACTTTAATGTATGTCATAGTTATTTCTTTTTAGGGCGTCCACGTTTGCCTGTTTTAGTTTTAGGTGATTTTTTCTCGTTTATTTTCTTCATCTGGCGTTCGGTACGTCTGTCTTCCTTAGCCTCTTTAGCTCGTTTTTCCCAATTTTTGTCTATATTGTTTTTGTAGGCAATATTTACTTCAATTGGGCCGCTTGATGATTTATTTAAATCATATTTCCACACAGTAATAGATTCATCATCTTCATAACGACGTTCAAATTTAATTGGTTTTTCTAATTCGGTGGGGTTTGTTACCGGTCTTCCTCTTTTACTCATAACTCTTATTTTTTATTATATATTAAATATAACATCACTTTCTTAAGTAGCCAAACTTGACTCAACAGACTTCATATGCTTGCAACCTTTACTCTTATCTTTTACCCTCCATACTCCAGGACAGTTACATTTCAGATCTCCATTACCTGTTAACATCACAGTATAAAAATTACCCGGTTCACTACTCGACTCGAATGACCACGTATTAACTGTTTTCTTCTGTTCCTGTTTGAATTTTTTCTGTACTTCACCAACTGGTCTAATCCACTTGATATCCGAGTTCTGAGTATCTTGATGTACCTCTATCCCCAACGGCATAATATATTTTTTCCCATCTCTAGAGGATGTATATATCATCGGGTGGTACGGATATTCTACCTCATACTTGAACACACTGGATATAGATATTTTGATGTTATCTCGTTTGGGATATATTTTTAATGTTTCACCATCGTTTATGGATAGTATTTCATCTGTAATTCTCCCATCATCATAATGACATATTAACCGTTTTAACATAACCTTAATTTAATTGTATATTAAATATATGTAACAGTTTCTAGTTAGCCAAACCACTCAACAGGGGAGTTTTATTGGATAATTCTACCCCCATGGCTATACACATTATTAATATACCTTCTCTATCGTACTTGATCATGTCTGTGACCAAGTCATCAGGTAAGGCCATGAACACATCCAAAGCCTTAACCTCGTTTATAAAATTACCGTCCTTGCCCAACATATGTTTTTGGCCTAGGTGAGTGTTTGTTATATGACTTCTTTGCTTTTCCTCGTTTTTTGTTTTGTGGTTTTAACATTTTCGGTGTGTGTTTTTAATTTATTAATAGCGTTTACCATATGTTGACATTCCTCATATTTCTCCTGTTCAATGAAGTACTTTAAGTTTTCTTCTAACGTCTCAGCAAAGAATTTCCTCTCTAACGTCATGTCTAATACTGAACCTTCCTCTAAAATACTCACTGATATTATATGCACGTGTTGTTTCTTGGTATTCAGGTTATTAAGTATAGATTTTACTATAGACTCAGATATCCTGAAGTCTTTACTATCTACAATATTTTGGAATTCTTCTATATTGTTCACAGTTAATTCTAGTGCCATGTTAAAATAATTTAAGGAATTTTAAGCTTGTTTCTTTACTCTTTAATCTACTGAATTTCTCATCGTTCTCCAACATTTTGCTAGCTAGTTTTTCCAGTTGCTTAGCTTTTTGGGCCTCGTAATCCGTAACAATACTCTGATGTTTCTTCGGTTTCTTCATTTCATTTATAAATATTATGGAGCGTCTGTTCTCCGTTCCCTGGTCCTAGATACTAGGTCGTATGGGTCGTCTTTGATTTTATTATCATACAACCCTAGTTCCGCTAACCGCTTCTGTGTATAGTCATCTATTTCCCAATCAGGTAAAGTTTCTCGTGTCGGTAAATGATCTTCCATTTGTTCTACTTGCTTCTCACTAAACACATTAGAGTGGTATAAAAAGTAACAGTTGTAACATAACAATTGTATGTTACTTGGTTCCCAATGCGTTTTTTTACCGTCCTTAAAGTGCAGTAACAACGGCATTTTGTAGTCGAGCATACGATGTTCATTAAACCCACACATACCACATTCCTCCTTTAAATATCCATGTTGGATCATCCGGTGCTTTATCTTCTGTGGGTTGAAATGTGATGGATCTTCTGTCCCGTCTATTATTTTCTGTATAGATGGTTCACGTTTACCAAACGGAGTGTCACTCAAGAATTTAGGTATCCCTTTACCACATTGGTTCTTATGTTGCTCAAATAAATTTGGGTATGTGGGATCAGTTGCCTCATATAATTTAGCCCATTTCTTATAATGGATATATGAGCAGTTGATATATCTTGCAGCGGCGCGGTTAGATTTAGTTTTACCCATCGCCGCTAATATATCTTGTTTAGTGAGATGACGAGATTTAGGCATGATTACTCAGTTGGAGGTATATTATCTAATCCAGTTGTTGATACACGTTTCCTGAATTTATTTTCTTCCTCAACATATTGGACATAATCTTCATGTTCTAATACCACTGTTTCTATATACGTGTGGTCACCTGTTCCACGCTGGACTATAACTGGTTTCTTTGTTTTGACATCCGAGCAGTTTACACATGTGTGAGTATTAGGTAATATTTTTAATCGGGCAGGTGGTATTTGAATTCCACATCTACAATATCTTGCTTCTTCCATAACTTATTTTTGTTTCATTAATTTATCTACAAATTTCCACAAATCTGTGGGTGTTTTAATTATTAGTTCTATTGGTTCCTTATTTTCTTCCTCATATATGAGTGGATGTATTACTCCGTCATCACCAATTCGCTCATATATATACCAAAATACAATCTCACTTACTGTTTCACCATACTTGATTAATAATAAATTCTCAATTATTTGTAGGAATGGTTCCTCATACATATACAAGTCAATCCCAAGATGCTCATGTATATCATCTACTCGTTTAAAACATTGTTCTAGTAAGGTAACGTTCTCAACAAATATTTCCTTCTCCTTCTTTACCTTAGATGTTTTAGATTCCTCTAATTTAAGCCGTTGTCCAAATTTCTTTATATCCATAGTCGTTTTACACTATATATTTTAAGGAATGATTTTAGGTCGAGTTGTTTCTTTTGAGCAAAATATTTTGCTGCCTCTAATCTAGATACATTAACTATGCGGTTAATGATTTCTTGTTTGGGGTCTGATTTGATGTAGAATCCGTATAGCATGTTTAGAGTAAATATATTAAAT